TTTTTTGTTTTTTTTGGTTTCTGTCACTTTTTACGCACGATAAGCAATAGTAATCTGAGCTTGGATCATATGTAATATCAAGTGGTTATGTTTTGTACAATATGAATAATTAGGTAATTCATGATGAGTGAGTAAATTTTAACCAAAATTTAGTCAATGGCCATTATCTAAATTTAGTCAATGCTCATTATCTAAATTTAGTCAATGGCCATTATCTAAATTTAGGTAAATTTTTAACCAGCTATTAGGATTTCAAATGTTGCTGTAAACTTTGATAATAACGACCATTATTTGCTCAATATATTTGCTGGTCAATATATGATCTATAAGCATACATATATATATAGTCTCAGTCTGCTTTAGTCAGCATCCAATTAAGTGGCGCCACTATCAATTGTTTTGTGCCGTATACCCCCCAAAGTGAAATTTTTTTATATTTATATGTGTATAGTACCTTCTCACTGCTAGGATTTTCTAAAACAAGGTTATGACATATTGTTTTGACAGTAAATTATGGATATACTTTAGAGATGCGTTTAGTTAGAAATAGATTAGTAAGAAAGTTTAGGACACTCTTTGGATTAAAGCGCAGAGAGGTAGCTTATTTACTTGGGATAAGTTCCAGCTCGGTAGATAAATGGGAGAGTGGTGAGAGAGTACCATCTATTGAGCATTTAGGTATGCTTGCCAGGCTAGTTAATGATAAGGTAGAATTTAAGCTGCCTTTTGATGAAAAGTTTAATGTAGTAACTAATGCTGTTAAAGAAAGGATGGTACGGGAAAGGTGGTTACAGATGAAGGTATTAGTTAATGCAAATGGAAAGAAGCGTTATCCAAAGATAGAGAAGTATGGTGTATAGCAATTGGGGGATTAATTATGGCAAGAAGAGCTGCTAGAAGGGCTACTCCTAAAGAGGGTCCTTATATTTCAACAGAAAGGGCTAGAAAAAGGCCTGGTAAGACTGTTAAGCCTGGTGGTACTAAAGTTATTAAGGCTAAAGGTAAGAAGCCGTTAGCATTTAAAGCTGGCGGATTACATGCTACTACAGGTACACCGCAGGGGCAGAAGATACCAGCTAGTAAGCTAGCTGCTGCTAAAGCAGGTAAGTATGGTGAAAAAGGTAAGAAGCAGTATAGGTTTTATGTAAATGTATTGAAAAAAGGCCAGCGTACTGCAAAAAGAGGTAAGTAATGCCAGCAAGAAGCAAGAAACAGCGTAGAGCTATGGCTATAGCTGAGCATCATCCTGGTGAACTGTATAAACGTAATATTGGCTTACGTAAGATGACACGTAAGCAATTACATGAGTTTGCCGTCACCAAAGAAAAAGGCTTGCCTGTAAAAGTTAAAAAGAAGAAGAAGAGAAAAAGAACTATTTCTTCTTAAGATTCTTCTGCCTTAGTTTTTTACTTATATTTTTTGTTTTTTCTTCCCGTGCAATGCTTGGAAGAAGTGGTTGTTTTTTGCGCTTTCTCATTGAATCACGCTCCTGATTATGTAATAATCAATTATTATAATCATTTTATTATTATATAACAACCAATATGGCAAAAGCACTTCTGCGAAAGGTCAATATTAGCAAAAATGATACTCCTACAGAAAGACAAATGGCTGAGCGCCTAAATAATGGTGCTGATAAGTATGTAGAGAGCTATCACTGTAAAAAAATCCACGAGATAATGGGTAAAGGTAAAAGTGTTGCTCAAATCTGCAAGATATTTAAAATCACTCCCGCTACTTTATATAATTGGCTTAAAATACATCCAAAATTTAAAGAAGCATACGATTATGCTATAGCATGTGCTCAAGCGTGGTGGGAAAATAAGATTATGGATATTATAGATGGAAAAATTACATCTGCAAATGCTACTAAAATGATAACTTTTGTCTTAGAAAAGCGCTTTAGACAGACTTATGGAGATAATAAAAGCTATCACATTATAACAGAACAGAAATTTACTGAATTAAGTGATGATGAGCTTGATAATCGTATAAAACAACGCATTAATGAAATAAAACATCGGGATTTTACTGGTAAAAATGTAATAGAAGCTGAATTTATAGATAATGAACGAGCGAGAGCAGAAGATAGAGCTGCTTAATGACTTAGAATATAAGCTAAAAAAAGTAAAAAGCAATAGATTAAATTTATTTTTTGCAGGCAGCGGTCCATATAGGCGTTCCTTATATAAAAAGCATATGGAGTTTTTTGCTAAAGGGAGAGATTTTAGAGAAAGAGCAATGATAGCGGCTAATCGCGTTGGTAAAACTATTGCAGCCGCCTATGAATTAACATTGCATCTTACTGGTTTGTACCCAAAATGGTGGCAGGGACGTAAATTTGAGCGTGGAATAAGTGCTTGGGCAGCCGGTCAAACCAGTAAAACAGTTAGAGATATTATTCAACTGGTATTAATTGGCAGAAAAGGTGAAGAAGGCAGCGGATTGATTCCTGCTGACACGATTTTGAGGCTAACAAATAAAGCTGGTATTGCAGATTCTATAGAAGATATTTATATTAAGCATGTTTCAGGGATAGACAGTGTTTGCGGCTTAAAATCATACGATCAGGGACAAGAAAGCTTTATGGGGACCGAAAAAGACGTTATATGGCTTGATGAAGAACCCAGTATGAATATTTATTCTGAGTGTTTAACCAGAACTATGACGGTAAATGGAGTAGTATTATGTACATTTACTCCTTTAAATGGATTATCCGACGTAGTATTAAGCTTTATGCCTGAAGGTAAGATAGAAGAAGAACAAATTGAAAATAAATTTATAATTCAAATTACCTGGGATGATGTACCGCATCTATCTGAAGAGGCAAAGGAGGATTTATGGCTGTCTTTGCCAGTACATCAAAGAGATGCTAGAAGCCGAGGAATTCCGCAGCTTGGTAGCGGTGCTATTTATCCTGTCTCAGAAGAAGATGTGCTTATACCGCCATTTGAGATACCACATTCATGGCCTAAAGTATTTGGATTAGATGTTGGATTTAGACGTACAGCTGCATTATGGTTAGCGTGGGATAGAGCTAGTGATGTAGTTTATATTTATGATGAATATTATCGCGGTGAAGCTGAAACATCTATACATGCTGATGCTATTTTGGCTAGAGGTTATTGGATACCAGGGGTTGTAGACCCGGCATCACGAGGCAGATCGCAGCATGATGGAACTAGAATTATTGATATTTATAGGCGCAAAGGAATTAACTTGGTTGAAGCGGATAATGCAGTAGAGGCTGGTATAATGGAAGTATGGCAGCGTTTAAGTACTGGAAGACTTAGAATTTTTACAAATTGCCAAAATTGGCTAGCTGAATTTAGAATATATAGACGTGATAATAACGGTAAAATAGTGAAGAATAAAGATCATACTATGGATGCGATGCGTTATGCTATAATTAGCGGTTTAGCGCGCGCTTCGATAGAACCAGAAGAGGAAGAAGAAAGCTATTATAATGAAGAAGGCAAGAATCCTGTTACTGGCTATTAAGGGGAAATAAATGATTGATCAACAAACAACGCAAACTACATTAGATAGATATGCATCAATGATAAACATTGCTGATGAACTTGATGAACATACTTTAAATAAAATAGCTGAGTTTGTTTATAAGAATTATGTAGATGATTTAGAGTCGAGGCAGGAATGGTGGCATCAATTACAAGATAGCTTACTTATAGCAAAACAAATTGATGATAAAAAAAATACTCCATGGGAAGGCGCAGCAAATATTAAATATCCATTGATAACTTCTGCTGTCTTGCAATTTAATTCCAGAACTTACCCTGAAATAATTAAAGGCGATAAAGTAGTTAATGCAGATATATTTGGTGAAGACCCCACGGGTGCTTTAACCGATATTGCAAAGCGCATATCTTTACATATGTCATATCAGCTTATTGAAGAAATGCAGCCATGGGAACAAGAAACAGATAGATTATTAATATTACTCCCTTTATTTGGCACAGTCTTTAAAAAAATATATTATGATTTTGTCAATATGAAGCCAGTTATCGAATTATGCTCGCCTGAATATTTAATTGTAAATCACAATATAAGAAGTTTAGAAAAAGCCGATAGAATTAGTCATATTATTTATCTGAATAAAAATAATGTATATGAAAATGTAGTTAATGGAATTTATAGCGATCATAATTATGAAATGGAATTAGAAGATAATGAAGCGATTGGCCATATAAGTGATGATGGATATATTCATTATCCGCCAGATAAAAGCGCTTTTATAGAGCAGCATACTTTTTATGATTTAGATAATGATGGCTATGATGAACCATATATTATTACTATACATGCCAGAACCAGAAAAGTAGCAAGAATTGTAGCTAGATTTGAACAGCAAAATATAATTCGAAATAACAGAGGTAAGTTAATTTCAATCCAAGCAGATAATTATTTTATTGATTATCATTTTGTACCTAATGTTGATGGCGGTTTCCATAGCATTGGATTTGGCAAATTGCTGTATCATATGAATCACTCCGTAAATACTATATTTAATAATCTTATTGATGCTGGTACATTAGCTAATCGCGGCGGAGGTTTTATAGCTAGTACTCTAGGAACTAAGAAGGGTCCCTATAGATTTAAAATTGGCGAATATATAATGCTTGATACTACTTTAGGAACTGATTTACGGGCTAGTGTATTTCCCTTGCCGCGCAGTGAACCATCTGCAGTTTTATTTCAGTTACTTGGCTTATTAATTCAAAGTACTAAAGAATTAGCCTCTATCACAGATATTATGCAAGGCCAAGAAGAAGCACAAAATGCACCTGCTACTACGGTATTAGCATTAATAGAGCAAGGAATGAAGATTTATACTTCTATTCAAAAGCGTATTTATTTAGCTTTAAAAAAGGAATTTGGTAAATTATATGATATGAATAGAAAATATTTAACCAGACAGCAATTACTTGAATATAATCAGGCTGGATTACTTAATGTTAATGATTATGATATAGCTGCTAAATTTAAAATTGCTCCTGTTGCTGATCCGCAAATGGCGTCTGAAGCACAAAGATTAGCTAAAGCACAGGCATTAATGCAATTATATGGAAGGCCTGAGATAAATAATTGGGCTATATTAGATCGATATTTAAGGGCTATTGACATTTCAAAGGAAGCAGAAATACTGCCGCCACCTGATCCTAACGCACCTCCGTCGCCTGATGTTTTAAAGACAATGGCCGAGACTGATTTAATAAAGATGAAAACAGCTAATATTTTAATGGAGCGGGAGCTTGATGCAATTAGGGCGCAGCTAACACACATGTATAATCGTATCATGGGTGAAGATATTGCAAATAGAGGCGCTAAAGGTAAATTGGATTCAATTGCTAATCTTGGACAATTAGAATTAAAAGGTAAAGAAATAGATTTACAGAAATTATCGCAAGAAGCATATATAATACGACAGCAGCAGGCTAAACCTATAGCACTGGAAAAAACAGCAGTTGCGGCAGAAGCACAAGATATTCTTGAACTGTTAAAACAAGTTGAATTAAAGGTTGGTTTATTAAAGCAGGCACAAGCACAATCTGCTGGTGCGGCGCAAGGTTTTCAAGCGCCTCAAGGAATGCCGGGCGCAGCAGCCGCTCCTCCCGGCGCTCAAGCGCCAGAGCAATTTGCTGAAATGATGCAGCCGCAGGAAACAATGGCAGAACAACAGGCCAGTCCGCAGCAGGTAGCAGCAACGCAAAGAATAATGGGTAAAGTAGCAGAAGCAGGTGAAGAATAGTTTAATTATTAAGAGGAAAAATATATGCAAAGTGAAACATTAAAAGAAATTAAAAAATTAAAAAAAGATGATTGGGCTGAATGGTATGGGCATCCTGCTACCAGACATCTGGCAGAAGAAGTAAAGACAATTATAAAAACAATAAATGATAGAGTTACTAATATTTTAGAAATAAAAGATATAGAAGATGCAAGAAGATTTTTTTATATTAATCAGGGTTATTTGAATGCCTGTAGAAATATATTAAAAGATTTAACTGAGGAAAACTAAATATGACATTAAAAGAAATGATAGAAAAAGCTCCTTTTGAGCCGTTACTTTATCGTATTTTGGTTAAAATTGAAGGAATAAAAGAAAAAACTGATGGCGGGATTTTGATCCCAGAGGGCTCCAGAGAATACATTAATAGACAAATTGAAGTTGGTGTTATTTTAAAAATCGGAAGTCTTTGTTTTTATGATTTTGCTACTAAAGATAAATCAGGCATAGAAGTTATCGGTATACAAGTTGGTGATAGAATTACTTTTGCTAAACATGCAGGCGAATATTGTATGGTTGAAGGTGAAGATTATCGATTAATTAATGATACTGATATAACTGGGAAAGTCAAAGAAGGAGTAAAATTATGACCAAAGAACAACCAAATACTGAAGTAACTAATACAGAACCGCAACAAAATTTTTTTTCTATAGACAAAACATTACCAGAGAAGGAAGAGGAAAAAACATCAGAAAAAGAAGAGACAGCAGCAGAAAAAAGTGAATATAATGAATTAGAACAGGAGGCTTTAAAACTTGGTTGGAATCCTGAATATAAAGGTAATGGTAAATATAGAAGCGCTGAAGATTGGTTAGAGTGGAGAGAGGTTACACAAAAGTTACGCAATCAATCTAAAGAAATAAAAACGATGCGCAATGTTGTCGATCAATTAAATAAATTTTTAATGAATCGACACGAACAGGAACAACAGCTTGCTTTAGAAGATTTGAAAGTAAGGCGAGATCAGGCTGTTGAAACGGGCGATATGGAAAGCTTTAAAAAGTATGATGAACTTTATTTAAAAGCTGTTGCTAATATGAAGCCAATTAAAAGTGTGGCCGATGAAAATATTGGGGTAAATGCCGTAAAACAGCGTATAGAGAAAGCGCTTGATGACCCTCAAATACGCGACTGGTTAAATAAAAATCCTTGGGCACGTCCTACACCAGATGATGATTTTGATAATAGAATGATGCGTGACTATGCATCAACAAAGGAGCAAGAATTTTTTGTTCAAAATCCTTATGGATCACAATATGAAGCATTATTATACGCGGAGAGAGCTGTGAGAGAAAAATTTAAAGATAAATTTAATCCAACATTTAAATATAATGCAGTTGAATCTTCAAAAAACGCTGCAAAAAAAACTACTAAATCAAAGATAACCATTAATGATTTGCCTTCAGAAGAAAGGGCGGTTATACGAAAGATGCTTGCAACATTAAATGGTAAAATAAGCGAGCAGGAATATATTGATGAATTAGTTAAAACTGGAGCAATTAGACATGACTGAAGAAAAAAATACTACACCAGAAGTTAAGCATATAATTAAAAGTGAAGATGTTAGTCTTAATAAAGAAGAAGTATTAAAAGAAAGAGTTGCTAATTTAAAAAGATTACAAGATAAAATAAAACGCCAAGGACGCATTCCTTTATATGAACAAAAGCGCTCCAAATTTAGTGCTCTTTGTACACCGGGATGTGTCGGGCGTTTTGTTAATGATGAGGGACCGCGTATAAAACAATTTATTGAAGCAGGATGGCGATTGGTTGAAAATATCAAAGATGATACTGATCACCGTATAGAAAACCGCAGTAAGTGGGGGAATGTAATACGGCGTTCTGTTAATCGCGGTCAGATGGAGACTATTTTTATGGAAACCCCAAAAGAAATGTATGAACATGATCAAAAACATAAGCTGCAAGAAATAAAAGCCAAAACAGAAGGAATGATTACCCTTGAAAACGATGAAAATGCTAAAAAATTTAAAAAAAATGTTTATGGCAATATAAGTATATCTTTTGGTAAAAACGAAAATCCTTGACATTTACTTTTTTTTATGTTATTGATTAAAAAATATACTATTTTTAGCCCTATTGGCTAAATAATCTATACCCTACCTTATTGGTTTATCCTATCAAAATATCTTGCCCAATTGGCCTTATTAAATAACATCCACCATTTGGAAAATCATTTGTAAAAAATCATTTAGTTTATTTATCCGTTTAATTATTTAATGAGGTGAATTATGGCTAACGTTTCTCGTATCGTTGGCGCAGAATTGGTCAAAAGACTTGGTACAGCTACATTTAGTGCTGCAGTTAATCCGTATTTAGTAGTTGCGACAGATGCAACCGCTGTATTTTTAGGTGATTTTGTTAAAACTACTGGTGAACAGGCAATTTGGGCTCCTACAGGTATGTATTATCCTGTTATTACCCAGGCGGCTGCAACTAATACTCTGCGCGGTTTTATTGTGGGTTTTGACCCAAATCGATCAGATTTATCTTTAAATTATCGTTTAGCTAGTACATTACGTCTAGTTTATGTATGTGATGATCCATATGCTTTATTTATTTTGGAAAGAAGCGGAACTGCTGTAAGTACTGACGTTGGCAAAAATGCCGATATTACAGTAGGTGCTGGCAATACGATAACAGGTACTTCTGGTATGCAAATTGATGGAACAACAATTGGCACAGGCAGTGCTCAAATTCGCATTCTTGCTCTTGATCCCGCTCCTAATAATGAATTAGGTGCATATGCAAAATATATTTGCATGATTAATGAGCATGAACTTAAAGGTACAACAGGTGTTTAAAGGGGGTAGATTATGGCAGGTGTAATTACAGTAGGCTCCACTCCTAAGTTACTTTGGCCAGGCTTAAATGCTATCTGGGGTCTTTCTTATGATGAAGGAAAGATGCAGTGGCCGGAGATTTTTGATCGTTATACTTCTACTAAAAACTATGAAGAAGATGTCGGTTTAACTGGGACTGGTTTGCTTAAAGAAAAAGCAAATGGTGCAGCTATAGAATATGACTCTATGAAACAAAGTTATGTAACGCGTTATACACATGTTACATATGGATTAGGTTATATTATAACTCGCGAAGAATTGGAAGATGTTTTATATCCCCAATTCGGTCCGCAGCGCACACGCGCTTTAGCATTTTCAGCAATGCAGACTAAAGAAATAATTTGTGCAAATATTCTAAATAGGGCTTTTAGCGGCTCTTATCCAGGGGCAGATGGTGTGTCATTAATTAATGCAGCACATCCTCTCTCAGGCGGCACTGCTTCTAATACGTTAGATCATGCGGCTGATTTTTCAGAAGATGCGTTAGAAGAGTTGCTAATTAGAATTGGTTTGGCGACCGATGATCGAGGATTAAAAATTAATATTAGCGGTTTAAAGCTAATTGGACCACCTCAATTACGTTATGATTTTCAGCGTGTATTAGGTAATCCAGAGCGTCCAGCAACTGCAAACCGAGATATTAACGCCATATATCAGCTTGGTGATTTATCGCAAGGATTTGTAATAAACAAATACTTAACTGATCCAGATGCATGGTTTATAAAAACCGATATTCCTGACGGCTTGAAGCTTTTCCAGCGTCGCCCTATTGAATTTGGTCAAGATAATGACTTTGAGACTGAAAATTCAAAAAATAAAGTAACTGAGCGTTATTCTGCTGGCTGCACTGATTGGAGAGGGATATTCGGTTCTCCAGGCGCTTAATATATAGGGTATTATTTTTAATACCCTATATTTTATTTATTTAAAATTTTAGAGGTGAAAAATGCCTATTTCAAATTATCCGAATGGTTTTTTGGATGGTGTAACTATCCATGAATTTCCACTTTTTTCTGGCCGTAAAAAAACAGGTAATGTTTTTTGGGTGGATAGCACGCAAGGAAGTGATAGCAATAAAGGTACTTATACTCAACCTTTTGCAACAATTGATTATGCTGTAGGAAGATGTACTGCAGATAATGGAGATATAATTTATGTTGCCCCAGGTCATATTGAAAGTATTATTGCAGCAGGTACTTTAACAGTCGATGTTGCAGGAATTACTATTATTTTTGCTGGTGATGGAACAGACC